AGCCGGATACCCTATCTGCTTGTGCAATTCCTGAACGGTTCCGACAAGTACGACAAGGACACGGACGACGAGCACTCTATCGCCAAGATTCGGATCATTATTGCAACCTACAATCCAAACGGGCAGGACGGTGGAATGCAAGTGATCCGGATTATAGACCGCATCCGGATCGTGTTCGAGAAGGGCGTGCTTCTGAATAGGCAGTACACGCTACAGAAGCCTATAAAGTGGGAAGTTTACCCAGATGATACAGGTGACTACTATCTGGGCGAGATGAACATGGAATGGGCGATTCCGGAAATTAAACGCACTGCTAACACCATCGAAGAGTGCTTGGGGCAGTGGTAAGGAAGGAGAATCAAAATGGGAAAAGGAACCATAGCCAAGGAGCAGCTAGAGGCCATGAAGCTGCCAGAGCTAAAGGCTCTGGCAGCGGATGAGGGAATCAACACAAAGGGCTTTACGACGAAGGCTCAGTACGTGGAAGCACTCTCTCAGATCGAGGTGGAGTACGATGAAGTCGAGGCTACAGAGGAGACTACCGAAGAGAACACCGAGGAGTCACCCAAAGAGGCCACTGAGGAGCCCTCTAAAGAGACTGTGGAGAAGCTGGATGATACGGAGCAAAAACGTGTCGTGTATGTTGGCCCAAGCTTACCGGGCGGACTGCTGACCAAGGGGAAAATTCTCTATGGCACCGACAAGAGTATTGCAGACTTCCTGGAGCCGACCCTGGCAAAATACCCATCGGCAAAGCACCTGGTCGTACCGGTGGAAAAGTCACAGCGAGCTATGCAGGACATCAAAAATCCGCGGACGCTGCTGTACCAGTATGCAAAAGAGTTGGAAAAATAGGAGGTAAAACTATATGAGTTTTTTTCACGGCGCACGCGCCGAGATCAAAATTAACAGCACCTTCAAGGTAAATGCTGCCGCAAGCGGCATCGTGGCTTATGTCGGAACAGCTCCGGTAAACCAGGTCGAGAGCTATCCGCAGATCGTCTTGGCGGAGAGCTACGACGAAGCCGTGGCCGCCCTGGGCTATAGCGACAACTGGGAGAAATACACCCTCTGCGAGGCAATGTACACGCAGTTCAAGCTATACGGCGTAGGGCCGATCCTGCTGATCAATGTGGCAGACCCGAAGACCATGAAGAAGGCCGTCCAGGAGTCTACGGTGCCCGTAGTGGATGGAACGGCTACGATCACCGAGGATGCGATTCTCTCCAGCGTCACAGTCAAGAGCGGTGAGGACGAACTGGAGCGGGGGACTGATTATGAGGCATACTTCGCCGGTGGAAGCTGCATCATTGCGGCAATCACAGGAGGCAAGATGGAGGGCCTTGACCAGATCACAGTCTCGTATGACGAGTTTGCCTTTGAGCTGGAGAACCTGACAGACAAGGTAATCGGCGGGTACGACACAAAGACAGGCATCAGCTCCGGAGTCGAACTGGTGGACGAGTGCTACGCCATGTACCAGGTAAATCCGGACCTGATTGCAGCGCCTGGGTTCTCCCACATTCCGGAGGTAGCTGCCGCCATGAATGCCAAGACCACCGTGAACACGCTGTTTCGAGGAATGGCAATCATTGACCTGGACACTGAGACAGCAAAAACCTACACAGATGCAGTGCAGCTCAAAGAGGACCAGCGGCTGACAGAGTGCACAGAAATCCTGTGCTGGCCTATGGTCAAGGACGGGAACCATGTGTATCACCTGTCGACGCACCTTGGAGCACTGATGGCTCAGGTAGACAGCGACAACGAGGACTGCCCGTCGGAATCCCCCTCCAACAAGGCGCTCATGATCACTGGCACCGTACTGGAAGACGGATCGGATGTCAACGTGAATCTGATCAAAGCAAACTACCTCAACGGTGCAGGCATCGTCACAGCTATGAACTTCATCGGCGGCTTCCGGGCCTGGGGCAACAACACGGCCATCTACCCGAACTCCGAGACCAGCGTGGAATACTTCATCCCGGTCCGGAGAATGTTCAACTGGATCGCAAACTCGGAGATCCTGACCTTCTGGAGTTTTGTGGACACAAAGCTCAACAGAAGACTGTGCGAGACCATTGCAGATAGCTCCACTATCTGGATCAATGGCCTGACCGCAGCTGGGCACCTGTACGGAGGCCGCGTGGAGTTCCTGGAGGAAGAGAACTCAGACGAGGATATTGCAGCAGGCATTCTCCGGCCCCACGTCTATATTGCACCGTCTGCACCGGCACAGGAAATCGACTTTATCCTTGAGTATGACGCATCCTATGTGTCGGAAGCTCTGGGAATCAGCTAAGGAGGTGTAAGCCATGAGCAAACTGGACGAGGGCGTAATTACTTGTGCGCTGTACGAGAACTCGACTGAGTATTACGGCGTAGCGGAAGTAACGCCACCGAATGTAGAGTTCATTACGAACACGATTTCCGGAGCGGGCATGGCCGGAGAGTATGACGAGGTCATCATCGGCTATCTCAAATCCATGTCCGTAGGAATCAAGTTCAATACCTTCGAGGAGAAGGCAATGAAATTATTGACCCCGGTGGACCACACGCTGGATTTGAGAGTGGCACAGCAGTACCGGGACAACACTGCGGGGAATGTTGGTGTGCAGACCATCAAGCATATCATGGTGGTCAGGCCAACGAAGCTGTCTCCTGGCGCGGTAAAGCCTGCCAGCACCACGGATGCCAGCGGAGATTACAGCGTCTCCTACTGGGCAATGTACATCGACGGCGTAAAGCAGATGGAGCTGGATCCGCTGAACTTTAAGTGCATCATCAACGGCACCGACTATCTGGCAGATGTCAGAGCAGCTATCGGCAAATCCTGATAACAAGTTCCCCTTCTCCCGTGTTTGGGAGAAGGGGAAGCCGGAAGAAAGGACATAGATATGGACGAGAATACCGTAGAGAGAAAGGAATACGTTCACACTCTGAAAAAAGAGTTTTCTTACGAAGACAAAACCTTTGATAAAATCGAATTCAACTTCGACGGCATGACCGGCGGAGACTACATAGATATTTTGCATGAGCTGAATGCAAACGGAATCATTCCTGTATCGTGCTACACGGACGGGAAATTCCTAACGATCGTTGCGGCAAAAGCAAGCGGCATTGCTTCAGATATTCTCACGGCAATGCCGTTCATGGAAAATAGAGCAGTGAAGAATCTGGTACGAGACTATTTGATTCCAAAAAAAGGAGAGGAACGAGTCGTCAACCTAGACTTTGACCACCTGACAGGAGCGGACGCAGATGCCATCGAGGATGAATTCCGAGCGAAAAATATCGTCGTGGTCGTCCCGTCTATGAACGCGGAATACCGGATAAAACTGGCGGCAAAGGCCAGCGGAGAGACGGAGAAGACGCTAAAAGCGCTTTCCATGCGGGAGTATATGCAGATCGACAGCGAGGTACAACGTTTTTTGCTCGGCTTGGCCTGACGGATACAGATAGCATTTCGGAGTATGTTCGGGAGCAGTCTATCCTGATGGCCCATGACACGCACACGCCCATTCCATGGTTTTATGAGCTGCCACTCATAAAGCTAAAGGTGTGGATTGAGTCGGCAAACAGTGCATTTGAAAAACAAGCAAAACAGGCAAAGAAAAAATAGGCCAGAGCTACAGGAGGCGAGAACGTGGCAAGCGGAAGTAAAGAATACATATTGACATTTCTGCTGAAAGCAGCGACTGACAGCAGCTACAATGCCGCGTTCAACAATGCCAAGTCCAAGCTGAATGAATATCAGCAGGTAATCAAGCAAAACAACAGCATTCTCAGCGACATCTCTGCATATCAAAAACAGCAGTCAGCAGTCGAAAAGGCTGCCCAGAAGGTCAAAGAGAAGGAGGCTGCCTTACAAAAAGCAACTCAGGCAGCAACAGCAGCTGGAAGAGCCGATGAATCTCTGAATGAAAAAGAGGTCAAGGCCAAAAACGCCCTGGAGGCGGCCAACCAGAAGCTCCGTGACCAGACCAGCAAACTCAATGAGATGAAATCCGGCCTGGAGACAGCTGGAGTAGATGTCAACAATCTATCTGACTCAGAAAAGAAACTGGCGGATGCCACAGCGCAGGCGAAAAAGGAACAGGAAGAGCTTGCGTCCAGCCAGAACGCTCTGATCAACGAGATTGCAGAGATGGAGACCCTGGCTGCATCAGCCTACACGGCAATTCAAGCTGTGGAGAAGCTGGGTGAAGCCTGGCAAAGCTGTATCAGCGCAGCGGAAGGCTTTGAATATTCTCTTAGCGGCGTGCAGGCCGTCTCCGGTGCCACAAATGAAGAACTGAGCGAGATGGGTGCCGTCGCAAAAGAAGTCGGCGCTCGCACAATTTACACCGCCCGCCAAATTTCAGATAGCATGGAATACATGGGGCTCGCCGGCTGGAACGCTCAGGAGATCATCTCCGGCATTCCGGCTGTGGCAAACCTGGCGGCGGCAGCAGGTGAGGATCTGAGTCGTGTCAGCGATATTGTAACAGACTCCATGCAGGCCCTTGGATATTCCGCAGACGATACGACGCATTTCTGTGACGTACTGGCGAACACCGTAACCAACGCAAATACAACCGTAGACCTGATGGGAGATACGCTAAAATATGTATCTTCTACAGCCGGAGCCCTTGGCTACAGCATCGAAGATGTCAGCACTGCCATTGCTGCAATGGCAAACAACGGCATTAAGGGCAGCATGAACGGCACGGCACTCCGGAACATTTTAGCCTCATTGGCCGCCCCAAGCGACGCGGCAGCCGAGGCGCTGGACAATCTGGGCGTATCCCTATCAGACGAAGAAGGAAACGTAGTCGGGCTGAATGAAGTCTTCTCGGAACTGAGAAGCAGCATGAACGGCCTCAGTGACATTGATAAGGTGGCATACGCTTCCACGATTGCCGGAAAGCGCGGCATGTCCGGCCTCCTTACTATTGTAAACACAACTGAGGAGGAATACAACGAGCTATACCAGACCATCTCGGATTGTGACGGAGCCGCAGAGAGCATGGCGGAGACTCGGCTGGATAACTTTCAGGGTAGCGTAATCATCCTAGAGAGCGCCTTTGATGCCCTGAAAACGAGCATCGGCGAGATCAGCTTGGATTTTCTACAGCAGGGCGCAGAAGACCTGACGGATGTCACCAATGCTGCAAATGAATTTGTGAAGAAATATCCGCAAGTCGTGACCGGAGCAGAGGTGGCGACGGCAGCATTCGGAGCTTTTGCAGTGGGCCTAACTGGTGTGGCCACGGCAATCAAACTCGTGGACACGCTATTCTTAGGGACGGCCTTTGCCAACCCCGGGCTATGGGCATCTGCGGCCATCGTGGCCGGAATCGTGGGAATATCTACGGCGCTGGCAACCATGTGGGCCAACACAGAAACAGCTACGGAAAAAATGAGTGCTCTGCTGGACGACTATGCCGCCCTGGAGGACAATGAAGCTCTAATCGACATCTACCGGGAACAGGCCGAGGCCGTCCAGGATGCGACTCTGAGCGCAGAGGAACTGGAATATGAGCAGGGGCAGTTAGACGAAGCGGTTACGGCCCTAAAAGAGGCATATCCCGAATTGCTTGGGAATATCGAGGCGGGGACTGAGGAATGGGACCTTCAGACAGAGGCCATTTATCGAAATATCGAGGCGCAGAAACTGGCCGATGGCGAAGAGATTGCCACGAATATGCAAGGTGTCATGGATACCTACGTTGCAGCAGAAGCCCAGGTGGATAGCTCTACAGCTGCCTACGAAGCCGCAATGGAAAACTGGGAGTATGCGAGTGCCCATTCTACAGATGAAGTCCTGGAGCACGTCAAAGAGCTACGGGATGGCCTACAGGAAAAGGTCGAACTGGGCGAGATTGATGTGGACTCTGATACTTACAAAACGAAGATTGGAGAAATCAGTCAGTGGCTTGGATCACTGGTGGGCGAAGGCGTATCAGTAGAAAGTCTCGGCGAAGCAAACTACATGATAGAGCGCTTAGACGAGGGGTACTACGAGCTATCGGATGGCGCGAGCTATTGGAGCACAGCTGCCCGTGATGCCAGCGACACCAACATAGAAGCTCTTGGGGATGCCCAGGAAGCCATGGACCAGTTCAAAGAGGCCATGGATGCCGGGACAATCACTTTCAACGAGCTAAAGGAACTGTCCGGAGACTATAACATCACGCTTGGAGAACTGGGCTACACAGCTTCGACCATAGGCAGCCAGATCGCAAATGGAGAGCTGACGGTAGCAGAGGCCATGGAGCGCTACGGCATCTCAATGGCAACAGCTTACGAAGATGTCGCTGTATACAGGAGAGAGCTTGAAAATGCAGCCAGCGCCCAGACAGACCTTGCAGAAGCCACGGAAACGACCAATGATGCTCTAATCGGCAGCTACGACGACTTTGTAAATGTCGTAAATGCCGTAGCCGCAGTAAGCGCCGAGACGCTGACCGCCAACCAGGCTGCAAAGCTCTATGGCATTTCCGTGGACGACCTCAACGACTATCTCACCATTGCGGAGGAGAGACAGGAGAATGTCGCCGGTGCCTGCAAGACTGTGGAAGCCGGATACATGGACGCTCAGACGGCGGCGGACACCTTTGGAGTTACCGTCGCGGAGATGGACATGTACGAGGCAGAGCAGAGCCTGGAGAGCCTGGAGAAGGAACTGGAGGACCTACAGGACGATTATCAGCAGGCGTATGAAAGTGCCCTGACATCCATCCAGGGTCAGAGCAGCTTGCTGGAAGGTCTGAGCCTGGATGCTGACCGGACTGTGCTTACTGTAGACAATGCAATCAGCAATATGCAGCAGATCGAGAGCTACTGGGCGACCTATCAAGCAAACCTGGAAGCACTGCAAGGCTACGGCCTGTCTACCGACTTTTTGACCAGGTACTGCGACGAGACCAGCGACGGCGTTGCAAACACACAGGATCTTGCAACAGAGCTGGGGAACATGAACACGGAGGACCGTGCTACAAAAATAGCTGAGCTGAACTCCGCTTTCTCCGATATGGCAGACCAGGAGGATACGACAGCACAGCACACCGCCGATCTGGAAACCAGCTTCACGGAAATGTCGTCTGCAATCGAGGCTAAAATTCAGGAGCTTCAGAACCAGGTAACGACGGACATGGGGAACATGGTAGCGGAACTGAACCAGTCCAAGGCGGCGGGAACAGCCGGAGCTGCAACGGGACTTGCGTACTACAATGCGCTAAAAAGCAAGCTAAGCTTGGCAGTGACTTCCGCAAAGACCACGGCAGCTCAGGTAGCAGCGGCGCTGTCAACTAGCGGAAGCGGATCGAGCACAAAAACAGGAACAGGATATGCACACGGTGGCTTTACCAACGGCCCAAGCGTCGCCGGTGAAGACCCAAACTATCCGACTGAGGCAGTTATCTCTTTCAACCCGGCATACCGGGAAGAAAACATCGGTTACCTGAAAGCGGCTGCTGAAATGCTCGGTATGGGCAGCACCAACCAGCCGATTGAGTACATGGAGAATGGGACCGAGTACCAGTATGGCGGGCTGACTGAGTATGGTGCCCAGATGCTTGCCTCGCTCTCAAACCAAAAGGCAGCAGAAAAAGCCGTGTATGTTGGCAGCGGAACGGATAGTACAAAGCAGGTCGTGGTCCAGTACAGCCCGAATGTACAGGTCAGCGCAGGCAACGGCGAAAGCATTGCTGAGCAGCTGAACGCCTATTCCGAGGAACTGGAGGAACGAGTCACGAAGGTGATCCGGGATATGGATAAGAAAGACCGGAGGACAAGCTATGGCTACTGAGTACCGTACCATTCAGGGAGACACCTTTGAATCTATTGCCTGGTTCCAACTGGGAGACAGTGCTCTTATGTGGGACATCATCAAGGCGAACCGGGAGCATATGGAGACCGTCGTATTTGACGAAGGAGTGCTTCTGACTTTACCGGATGTTGAAACGGCCAGCACCGCAGAGACATCCAGCAGCACGCCACCCTGGAGGAGATAGCATGAGCAGCCGGAACCTGGGCAGAAGGACCTACATAACAGTTAAGTTCAACAACACAGACATCAGCGAAGATATCAATAGGGACATCGACACATTTAGTTATACCGACGAGGCCGATGGCGCTACGGATGATCTGAAAATCAAATTGAATGACCCGAATAATATCTGGATCGGCTCCTGGCTCAGAAAAGAGCTGGAGAGCCGAGACCAAGGGAATGCACAGATCTCCAGTGGAAACTACGGGACCAGTGAGGAGACGGAGACCGGCGGGACATCCTACATGGTGACAGCGAAAATCGGTCTGAATGTGCGCACAGGGCCTGGAACAGGAAACACCAAGGTCGGCGCTCTGAGCTATGGCGCAGAGACAACCGTGTACAGCATTGACAATGGCTGGGCAAAGATCCGATACAATGGCGGAACCTACTATGCTTGTGCGCAATACCTGACACCGTCAAAGAGTGGCGGGACGACATCCAGCAGCACGACGCAGGACGGAAGCTCCACCAATGGAGCCAAGTACACACGGATCGAAGCGGCAATCACACTCTGCAACTACGACGGCCTGGGACATGACAAGGTACTGAACTGCGGAAGCTTTGAGCTGGACGACGTAACGGTATCTGGGCCGCCACAAGTGGTAGAACTCGGCGCAACCAGTCTTAGTTATCAATCGGCGATTCGGAAGACCAAAAAGACCAGAAGCTGGAACAACACCACACTGAAAGAGATCTCCGGGACGATTGCAGAGGCTGGAGGATACACGCTCATGTATCTCTCAGCATATGTCCCGACCTACACATACATGCTCCAAGATAATCAGTCTGACATAGAGTTTCTGTCGGAGCGGGCGAAAAACGCCGGTCTTTGCCTGAAGGTGACAGATGGCATACTGGTGATGTTCGACGCAGCGGACTATGAGCAGAAAGACGCAGTCCGGACCATCAAACGAGGCGACGGAAGCTACACGAGCTACAACTTCGAGACATCTCTTTCGACCACGGCCTACAGCAGCTGCCACGTCAGCTACGAAGACGAGGACGGGAATACCTATGAGGCGACATTTACGCCGAGCACGGCTTTTTCGGAGGGAGAGGTCCTGGAGGTCACAGAGGAGGTAACCTCCAATGAGGAAGCTATGGAGCTTGCAAAAAAGCGCCTGAGAGCCGAGAACAAGGGCGAGATGACCGGCAACCTGACCATGGTTGGTGACACAGACCTTTGTGCTGGGAACAATGTGGAAATTGAGGGCTGGGGCGACTTTGACGGCAAGTGGAGCATTGACCGGGCAGAGCACAGCATCTCCGGGAAATATGTCACAAAAATAGAAATCAGCAAAGTGATAGAAGGGTACTAACATGGACGGAACAGAGCTTATCAAGGTTGGGACCGTGGAGGTAGTGCGAGGAACAAAAGCCCGTGTGCGGTTTAAAGGGAAAGGCACGACATCTATGGATCTGACGATTCTGGATAACACGCAGAATTTTACGGTAGAAACCAGTGGCGGTTCTGGCTATGGAGAATTCGCGAGCCACAGCCACAGAATCAAACGCTGGGTGCCAAGCATCGGAGATAGCGTGCTTTGCATCATGATCCCAAATGGGAATGGGCAGGGCTTTGTGATCGGAAGTGTGCAGGATTGAGGAGTGATGGGGTATGGCGCAAGTCGGATGCCTTGGAGATGTGATTTTTACAATGTCCAAGGAAAAGATGGAAACCGTCAATGACATGATCTGGTCCTCTGGCGCAAAATGGGAAGAACATAATCGGCACCTGATGGAACCGCTCCTGGAGTTTGCCGGAAGGGAAGCAGACGAGATCTCCTTTACAATTCATCTGTCCGTATTCCTTGGCGTAGATCCTATGGAGGAGATCACCAGACTTTTTGAGTATGAGCGCAACGGGACCTTACTTCCGATGATTTTGGGAGAGCACTCCTACGGCAAATATAGATGGGTGATTGTCAGCACCCAGAGAACGCTAAATCATTTTGATGGAGCGGGAGACCTGATTTCGGCGGACGTGGACCTGTCGCTGAAGAGCTATGTGAAATAGGAGGCGCAGGACATTGAGGGAGCTTATAACCGGAGATACGATGGAGCACATCGACATTCTGCCAGAGTCCGAGCTAAAAGAGATCCTGCAATGTGTCAAGACAATTCTGGTCACGGATGCTGGCAGCTGCCCTTTTGCACGGGACATCGGCGTGAAAGCGGATGCACTGCATCGGCGTATGCCAGTAGCGCAAGTTATCATGCGACGAGATGTTTATACAGCAATTGAAGACCAAGAAGAACGGGTTGAGGCCAAGAAAATCACTTTTAACGATTCCGCAGACGGAATCTTAGTTCCAAAAGTAGAGGTGGATATAAATGGCTGATGGGAGAACTTTTCCGAATGTAGAGTTCGTACAGGAGGATGCCAAGAGCATCTATGATAGGATGGTGTCCAGCTGGGAAAAAGAAATGGGGCGTAGCCTGGGAAACGCTGACCCAATGCGGCTGCATATCGCCTGGGAAGCTTCTGTGCACGCACAACTATACGCCGTTATCAATGAGACGGCAAAACTAAATGTGCCACGCTACGCCTTTGGGGACTACCTGGACAGTATTTCTGAGAACTATTATTGGGGACTGGTTCGGATGGAAGCCGCAGCAGCGACGACGACAATACGATTTACAATCAGCGTAGCAAGTGAGAGCGCGACATCTATCCCGGTCGGCACAAGGGTAACGAAAGACGGAGAGGTGGTCTTTGCAGTCTCCGAGACAACCTATATAGAGCCAGGCGGCCTATACGCAGATGTTCCGGCTCAGTGCACACAGACCGGCACCATTGGCAATGGATATAAGCCAGGAACGCTCAATATTTGCATTGACAACGATAATGTTCCAAACCTGGAGAGCGTCACAAATTTAACCGAGAGTGACGGCGGAAGCGTTCGAGAAAGCGACGAAGATTTTTATGAACGGATGCGGGAGAGCGAGGCAGCCTACTCTACAGCGGGTGCCAGCGCTGCCTATGAATATCATGCGAAGAGCGCAAGCGCAAGCGTAGTATCTGCTAAAGCGGTGCAGATTGAGCCTGGCGTAGTAACGGTCTATATCATAAA